TAGGAAGTTTGCCTAGCACGATGCAAAACTTATTAAGTTCTACAGGGTTAACTGGCGCACTTGGCAGTGCATTAGGCGCAATCGACGGTGCAATAGGAAAAGCATTAGGCGGACTAGGAGATGCATTAGGAGACGCAGCAGGCAAATTAGCAAGTGGTTTAGGTTCAGCAATTAGTAGCATACCAGGTGTTGGCCCAGTGTTTGATGGGTTTACAAAAGGAATAGGCGACTTTACAAAAAACTTATCAAGTGCAGTAGACGGATTGCCTGTAGGATTAAGAAGTGTTATAAGCGAAGCATCAGCTCAAGTTGGAGCAAATTTAATTGGCAAAGCACTGAACAGGCCAAATGTTGTAAAAGATGTAGGCAGACAAGTTGCAAATAACATAAGATTTAAAGAAAACCCTGCGACACAAGCAAATGCAATTGCTAGTGCAGCAAATTCACTTCACAAGAAAACATTTAGAACAACTGGAGATAAAACGTTTGCAAATGTAGCTAATGCTGCTAAAAAAACAGCTAAAAAGTTTGGTACAAAACTAGTAAAGAAAAGAGATTTGTACGGCTTTACTACTCAAGGACCAATCATTATACAACCAGTACAAAAATTTGTAAATGGCACACTTGTAAGTATTACACCAAAGGCAAACGATCTTTATGAAAAAGTTTTAGTATAAATACAGTATGGCTACAAATGAAAAACCACTTTATAAGAACGTGACAATATCTTCTCCTGGAGAAGAAGCACCAGTGACTTCTAAGCAATACAGGGGTATCAGCACTGTAGCTAATCCACGTGGATTTAATCTATTTGATTTAGAAATAATCAAACAAGATGTTATAAACCATTTTCATATTCGCAAAGGCGAAAAACTAGAAAACCCTACATTTGGCACTGTAATCTGGGACGTATTATTTGAGCCATTTACTGAAGATTTAAAAGAGCTAATAATCAAAGATATTACCGAAGTAATCAATTTTGATCCACGTATAAATGTAAATTCTGTCACAGTTGATACCTACGAAAGCGGGTTGCAAGTAGATTGCAGCATTACATACCTTCCTTACAGCATTAGCGAAACAATGCGTATAAAATTTGACCAAAACAACGGCCTTCTTTAAATACGCACATTATCACTTCAGGTAAATACACTGTAAAGTGAGGAATGGCATATGTCAACGACAGATAGGCAAAATCGACTTCTATTAGCAGAAGATTGGAAAGCAATATATCAAAGTTTTAAATACGCTGATTTTCAAAGTTATGACTTTGACAATCTACGTAGAACAATGATTTCTTATATTAGAGAAAATTATCCTGAAGACTACAACGATTATATTGAAAGTTCAGAATATCTTGCACTGATTGATTTGATTGCATTTTTAGGTCAAAACCTAGCCTTCCGCACAGACCTAAATGCTAGAGAAAATTATATCGAAACAGCAGAACGTAGAGAAAGCATTCTCCGTTTGGCAAGATTGATTAGCTATAATGCAAGTAGAAATACAACTGCAAATGGCTTACTAAAAATTGATAGTATAAGTACAACCGAAGATGTGTTTGATGCAAATAATAACAATCTTAGTGGACAAACTGTACTTTGGAACGATGCAACAAACAGTGACTGGTATGAGCAATTTATTAAAATAATGAATTCTGCTCTACCTGCAAATTCACGTTTTGGACGTCCTGTAAAAAAATCTACAGTTGACGGCATTATAACTGAACAATATAGATTTAATGGAACAAACACTGATATTCCAGTATTCAGTTTTACTAAATCAGTTGACAGCAAAAGTAGAAAATTTGAAATTACTAGTGCAGGTATTGACACTGGAGATAATTTCATTTATGAAGAAGAACCGTTTCCAGGAAACAAATTAGCGTTTTTATACAGAGACAGCGGACAAGGTGCAGGCAGTGCAAACAGTGGATTCTTTTTACACTTTAGACAAGGTACTCTAAAAAACAATGTTTTTACTATAGATAATCCTGTTCCAAACACAACTGTAAATATTGATACAGATAATATAAATGAATCTGACGTTTGGTTATACAAACTAGACAGCAACGGCACCGAGCAAGATATTTGGACAAAAGTTAGCAATATCGAGGGCAACAATATTGTGTACAACAGTGTTGAAAAAGGCGTCAGAGATATATATGGTGTACTCAGTAGAATTAGCGATCGTATAAGTTTAATTTTCAGTGATGGTGTTTTTGGCACATTGCCAAAAGGAAGTTTTAAAGTTTATTACAGAACCAGTGCTAATGAACAATATAAAATTAATCCTGCAGACTTAGTAGGAATACAAATACAAATACCTTACCTAAGTAAAAGCGGTACAACAGAAACGCTAAATTTAGTTTTAGATTTACAAGTTCCTGTATCTAATGCAGATACTAGTGAAACAAATGAAAGTATTAAAACAAATGCACCTAGTACGTTTTACACACAAAATAGACTTATTACAGGCGAAGATTATAATATCGGTCCTTTAGGAGTAAGTCAACAGATTATTAAAACAAAAAGCATTAATAGAACTAGTAGTGGAATAAGTCGCTATTATGATTTACGTGATGCAACTGGCAAGTACAGCAACACATTAATGTTTGGTGATGACGGTAGCGTTTACAGTGAAGATTTAGCAAAGAAATTTAGTTTTGGATTTACAACAAGAACTGACATCGAAGCAGTGATTAATTCAAAAGTTTTAGAAATTGTTAAACATACACAAACAAAAAACTTTTATTACAAAAACTTTGATAGAAATATTAGTGTAGAAGACTTGAATTTTACTTGGAACCCAACTACTAATGATACCAATCAAAGTTCAGGTATATTTCAAGATCAATTTAACATTCCTGTTGCAGTTAGTAGTTTTACAGCTAACACAATGAGATTTGTAGCACCTGGTAGTTTAATTAAATTTATTGCTCCTACTGGTCAGTATTTTGATAAAAACAATAAATTGGTTGTAGGCAATCCTACTAAGCTAGGAGACAAAACTTATATTTGGACAAAAGTTGTAAGTGTTTTTGAAAATGGTACAATACAAGACATTGATAGCGATTTAGGACCTGTTATTTTAAATGATAATATTCCGTCAGGTGCGCAATTATCTGAGATTATTTCAGTATTAAATTTAAGCATTGTAGCAGATACATTATCTCAAATGGTGGATCAAGCATTTAGTTATAAAACTTTTGGATTGCGTTATGATGTAGAAACTTCAAATTGGAAAGTTATTACATCAACAAACTTAGATAAAACTAGTGCATTTAGCACAGGTAGAGCAGGTGATGCTACAGGCTCAAATCAAGACAGTAGTTGGATTTTCTTGTTTGAAACCAACGGAGAAACTTATACTGTGACTCATCGTGGATTGAGATATGTGTTTGAAAGCGATGAACAAATACGTTTCTACTTTGATGGCAATGATAGAATATATGATAGCAAAACTGGAAAAATTGTGACTGATACAATTGATGTATTAAGTAATAATAATGTTCCTGATAGTTTAACAAATTTTACACAAGATTATAAATTCCAAGTTATTTCTTCTTATAGATCAGTTGCAGGTTATGTTGACAGTAAAAAATTAGAAGTAGGATTTGTTGACACAGACGGCGACGGTGTGATCGACGATCCAGATGTGTTTACACAAATTGTTGCACCTGATTATTTGCCAGATACAAAATATATATTTGCAAAAAAAGTGCTAATGAACGATGTTGAAACATTTGAATATGCAAATGCAGAAACAAATAACATTATTGTAAAAAATACAGAAGCTGCTGTTGGAGCATTTAGCAATTACACCGGCAATGAAGTTTTTTATATAAGCAGCACAGATGTGTTTAAAAAAATTAATTCGACAATGACAAGATTGGAATTAGATATAAATTGGCGTGCTTACAAAGGCAGAGATAGTTTACGATTTAATTACAGACATGCAGCAGCAGAAAATCGTAGAATAGATCCTAGCAGCAGCAACATTATTGATTTGTATCTTTTAGAAAAAACATATGATACAGAATTTAGAAAATATCTTATTGGCAATTTAGATGAAAAACCGTTGCCTCCTAGCAGTGATAGTTTATTTTTAAGCTACGGACAAGATATTAAAAAAATTAAAAGTATTTCCGATGAACTAATATATCATCCTGTAAAATACAAACCGTTGTTTGGTAGTTTAGCAGATGAAGATTTACAAGCAACTATAAAAATAGTTAAAAACTCAGGCAGAGTTGTAAATGATAATGACATAAAGTCTCGAGTTGTTGATGCAATAAATGAATATTTTAGTTTAGAAAATTGGGACTTTGGTGAAACATTTTATTTTAGTGAATTAGCAGCATATGTTATGACACAGGTTTCTCCAGATGCAGCAAGTATAGTTTTAGTACCAAAAAGCGAAACACAAGTGTTTGGTAGTTTGTACGAAATAGTTTGCGAAAATGATGAAATATTTGTAAATGCAGCAAATGTTTCTGATGTAGAAGTTATTGATAGTATTACTGCCGCACGTTTAAAAGCTACAGGTACAGTTATAACTAGCGACGAAGTGTTGAATGTAGGAATACAAAGCTCAGTCACAAATACAAATATTATTACCGAAGGAAATGATTACTAATGGCATACGAAGACAATCAAAACGAATATCCTGTTCCAGGACGTAATGATAGTAAAAGAACTACTTCTTCATTATTACCAAGATACTTTCGCACTGATACAAACAAGAAATTTATTGGTAGTACATTAGACCAATTAACATCACCCGGTGTAGTTGAAAAATTAAATGGATTTGTTGGTAGCAGAGAAGCTAAAGCAGCAATTGTTGATGACAACTATATTTCTGATGTAAGTAAACAACGTGAAGATTATCAATTAGAGCCATACACAATTATTGAAGATAATATTGGAAATATTGAGTTCAATGCTGATTATATTGATTTGCTAGGACAGATCGAAGCATTTAACAGCACAACTAAAAACCATGATAAACTTTTTGCACAAGAATTTTATGCGTGGAACCCACATATTGATTTTGATAAATTTACAAATTTCCGTGAGTATTATTGGTTGCCTAATGGTGCCCAAGAAGTTCCAGTAAGAGGAAATGGCGTTGAAGTTGTAAGCACATACAAAGTCACAGTTGAATTTGATGGCGGGGATCCAGCATTTGTATTCTCTCCAGATGGAGTCACACGTAATAAAAAGCTAACACTTTACAGAGGACAAACTTACATCTTTGAAGTTGATACAAAAGGACATCCTTTTGGTATTGCTCTTAGTAGATTAAAAAATGTACCTTATGCAGATAGTGCAGTATATGCAGAAAATCTTTATTTAGATGGTGTTGAAATTACAGAAGAATACGACGATACTGTAAAATTTAGAGATGATTATATAGATAATGGATTTATTGAAAAAGGTACATTAAAATTTACTGTACCTACAAACGCTCCAGCTGAATTGTACTATATAAGTCAAAACGACATAAATGTCAGCGGCAACCTAAACTTATTTGATATAGAAGAATCTACTGAAATAAATGTAGTAGAAGAAATATTAGGAAAGAAAACTTACAAAACATCAGATGGCTGGGACTTTTCAAATGGTATGAAAATTTATTTCCAAGGAAATGTCACACCTGCATCTTATGCACAAGGTTTGTACTATGTTGAAGGTGTTGGAGAAAGTATCGAATTAGTTGCAGTAAAAGATCTGCAAGTTCCTGCAATTTTTACACAAGATACACAAGTTCCTTTTGATATTAATCCGTTTGATAGAGTACCATTTGGCGATGCTAAAAGTTTTGCTGGCACAAAGGACTATGTTTGTATTAACCGTAGAGACAAAAGTAAAAATCCATGGAGTAGATACAATAGATGGACACATCGTAGTGTAATTGAAAAAAGTGCAGAAATTAATAATCAGCCTATTGAGATTTTTGAAGACCTAAGAGCACGTAGACCTATTATTGAATTTGAACCAAATTTACGTTTGTTCAATCATGGTAATAGTGCAAAAGCCGCGGTAGACTTAGTAGACACATTTACACAAGATGTTTTTAGTACAATCGAAGGTAGTGTTGGATACAACGTTGACGGCATTGATTTGGCAGACGGTATGCGTGTATTATTTACAGCAGATCCTGATAGCCTAGTAAATGGCAAAATATATGAAGTAAATTTTATAACACATAATAATAATTTACAAATTAGTTTAACAGAAACTACAGATACAATGCCTGTAGAAAACGAAACTATTCTAATTTTAGATGGCGATGTAAATGCTGGCTGCATGTACTGGTATGATGGCATTGTGTGGAACAAAGCACAAGATAAAACTGGATTAAATCAGTCACCTAGATTTGATTTGTTTGACAAAGACGAAAATAGTATTGGCGATAGTAATGTTTACGATAGTACAGAATTTGTAGGAAATAGAATTTTTAATTATCGTGTCGGCGAAGGCGCTAATGATCCAGAACTTGGATTTCCTTTAACATACAAAAACTTTGTTAACATTGGCGATATTGTTTTTGATTTTTCATTATTGGAGAAAAAATACAATTACAAAGTTGACAACGAGTTTGTTAAAATTTCAAGTGATACACTATTTTTAAAGAAATACACAAATGAAAAAGATAGCTTTGTAAATGCATGGAAAAAAGCAACAATTAAATCTCAGCAGTTTGTAGTACGAAAATTTACAGGTACAGAGTTTACAAATAATCTACCTATAGATGTTTACAATAACAGTGCAGATTTACAAGACTTAAAAGTAAAAGTGTATGTAAATAGTTTGTTTCAAACACCAGATGTTGATTATGTTCTAACAAATAACAACCATTTTAAAAATATTGTTTTTACAGATGATTTAGAATTTGAAGATATAGTTGTTGTAAAAACACACAGCAACGCTGATAAAAATGCAAACGGATATTATGAGGTACCTTATAATTTAGAAAGAAATCCGTTAAACAGTAATATTACTGAATTTACATTAGGCGAAGTTAATGATCATGTTGAAGGACTGATTAGTGAGCTCAACGGATTCAACGGTTTACAACCAGGTGTGAGCAATCTTAGAGACTTAGGCGATGTAGCAGGATTTGGTAGAAAATTTGTACAACATAGTGGGCCTATTAATCTAGCAATGTATAATCTAGTATCTAAAGATGCTAATGTTATCAAGGCTGTTAGATTTGCATCTAATGAATATCAAAAATTCAAAAGACAATTTATTCAAATAGCAACTGATGATTTTTACGAAGGTACAGCTAAAGAACACGTTGATTATGTTTTTAATACACTCAATGAAGATAAAGTTCAAACTATGAATTTTTACAGCACTGATATGGCCGGCACTGGCGGCAGTGTTGAAATTGAATATGAAGTCTTTGATAATAGATTAAAGACATATGCATTAAGCAAAGTATTTCAAAAAAATGTAATTAGCAATACAGCAGTTTACATTTATATTAACGATGAGCAACTTGTACATAATACTGATTATACATTTACAGACACAGGGTTTGTTAGTATTATAAAAGACCTAAACAATGGCGACATTATTAAAATACAAGAATATGCAAATACTGAAGGAAGTTTTATTCCTCCAACACCTACAAAGATTGGATTATATCCTGCATACAAGCCTGAAAAGTTTTTAGATACAACATACCAAGTGCAATACGATGAAAACGGTAATGAAATCCGAGGTACTGGACCGTTAAATGTTATACGTGGACATGACGGTAGTATGATGGTTGCGTATGACGATTATCGTGATGATTTGATTCTCGAGCTAGAAAAGAGAATTTACAATAACTTAAAGATTACATACGACACGGACATTTTTGATATCCATGATGTAGTAGGTGGTTTAAGTAGAGACACTAAAGTGTCAAACAGTGACATTAATAATATTACTATCACTGATTTTACAAAATGGCTAGAAGTTGCAAAAATTAATGATTATACTGACAACAGTTTTGTTAGACTAGATGAAAGTTTTACTTATAATTATAGTCAAACTGTAAACCTAAACAATCAAAATGTTCCTGGATTTTGGAGAGGTGTATATATTGAAGCATATGATACAGACCGTCCGCATACACATCCATGGGAAATGTTAGGATTTAGTTCTCAACCAACATGGTGGGAAAGTGTTTATGGCCCTGCTCCTTATACAAGTAATAATTTAATATTATGGACAGACATTAAAAACGGCACAGTAAGAGAGCCAGGAAAACCTGTAAGTATTCGAAGCAAGTATGTAAGAAGTAAATTGTTAAGTCACATACCGGTAAACGAAAACGGACAACTACTATCTCCACTTGAAAGTGGTTATGTACAAAATTTCAGTTATGCGGTGCAAAGAAATATTCCTTTCAAGTTTGGAGATCACGCCCCAGAAGAAACAGCATGGAGACGCAGTAGTGATTATCCATTTGCATTATTAGTTGCAATGATTTTATTACGTCCAGCGCATACTATTGGTATAGGATATGATAGATCACGTATTAGCAGAGACAAAGCAGGTAATTATGTCTATACAGATACGGATAAAAGAATCACTACAAAGGACATTGTATTTCCAAAAATAAATGGAAACATTTCAAGCGGTTTAATTAACTTTGTATCAGAATATGTAAGTTTAAATAACGAATTTACTTACAGTAAATATATTAGTGATATTACAAATATCAAAAATAAATTAGGATTTAAACTTGCAGGATTTGCAAATAAAGAAAAATTAAAATTAGTTCTTGATAGTAAAACACCTTTGAATCAAGGAAATGTTTTTGTACCATTTGAAAATTACAACTTAGAATTTAGAAGCAGCGCACCTCAAAAGGTAGTGACATACAGTGGTGTGATTGTAGAAAAAACTACTAAAGGATTTAAAATTAGCGGCTACGATACAACACAGCCGTATTTTTCATATTATGAAGCAATAGAATCATCTAATGATCCAAATATTAACGTAGGCGGCATTAGTGAAAGTTTTGCTATATGGAGCGAAAACAAAACATATATAGCTGGAAAAATAGTAGAATTTGAAGATGTATATTATAGAACAAAAGTCAATCATACATCTACTGATACGTTTGATGATACCAAATATACTAAATTGCCTAAACTTCCTGAAGTAGGCGGAGTTAATGCAAAATTTAGAAAACGCTATAAAGATACTCCTTCGCAATTAGATTACGGTACTATACTTGTAGATATACAAAGTGTTGTAGACTTCTTGTTGGGTTATGAAAAACATATGATCGACGAAGGATTTGTGTTTGACTATTTTAACAAACAAACCGAAGCTATAGAAAACTGGAAATTAGCAGCAAAAGAATTTATGTTCTGGACTTCGCAAAATTGGGCATCTAGTAGTATTATAACTCTAAGTCCATCGGCAAATAATGTTTTATTTTCAAAAGAATATTATGTTGTTGATGATGTGTTTGATAGCTTTTATAACTATCAAATTTTAAATCAAAACGGTAAGAAATTAAATAGATCATTTTTTAATGTATATAGAGATAATATTAATAACTTCCAATTAACTTCAACTGAAGATGGAATATTTTTATTAAAATTACCACTTATACAAAAAGAACACGTAGTGTTTATTGACAACACTACAGTATTCAATGATACAATTTATAGTCTAAGTACCGGATATAGACAGCAGCGTTTAAAGGTAGTAGGTTATAGAACCGACGAATGGAACGGTAGTTTAAATATTCCAGGATTTTTATATGATGATGCACGTATTACAGAATGGAAATCATATAAAGATTACACTGTTGGCGAATTAATAAAGTTTAAAGAATTCTATTATGCTGCACAATTTACACACAGCGGTACTGAAAACTTTGACTTTGATTTGTGGAATCGTTTACCTAGTAAGCCTGAAAATCAATTACAGCCAAACTGGGACTATAGAGCAAATCAGTTTGCAGATTTTTACGACTTAGATACTGACAACTTTGATGCAGAACAACAACGACTAGCACAACATTTAATCGGTTATCAAAAACGTGGTTATCTATCTAATATTATTCAAGACGATGTTAGTCAGTACAAATTCTACCAAGGATTTATTCAAGACAAAGGTACTGCAAATAGTATAACTAAATTGTTTGATAAATTAGGCAGTGCTAATAAAGATAGTATTGAATTATTCGAAGAATGGGCAATACGTGTTGGACAATACGGAGCACTAAAAAGTTTTGATGAAGTTGAATTTAAATTAGACGAAAAGCAATTTAGAATTGAACCTCAAACTATGCAGCTAGTAAATCAAGTAGATCAAACAAGAACCGATCTAGTTTACCAGTTTCCAAAATCTGATGTATTAATTGCTCCAGCAAATTATGACACAGGATTTTTGCCAACTCAAAATGCAGTAAATGAATATACTAAAACAGCAGGATATGTAAAATTAGATCAAATTAATTTCCTTGCAAAAACAATTGAAGATATTTTAACGGTAGATATTGATTCAGTTGATATTGGAAATTATGTATGGGTCACAAAGGATTTAAATACCTGGGCAATGTATAGGCATATGATATCTGATATTTCTATTACAAAAGTAGAAAGCACAGAACTTGGCTTTAAAATGTATTTTAACAAACCTATTGAGTTTGATGAAGATTCGGTTATTGGTGTAAACAATATACATCCTGATGTAAATGGGTTTTGGTTGGTCACTAATGTGCAAAGAAATATTGTTTACAATACAGACGGTACAATTTCTCAGCCAAATATAGAAATTGAAACTGATAATCCTATTAGCGAAAGTGTTATAGATGTAGAAGATAGTACACTAGGTATTGTATCTGAATTCTGTATACGTAGAGTATCTGAGCCATCAGAGTCTAATTTAATTTTACAAGCATATGACTTAAATGCAAACGATAGAATTTGGATAGACGATATTGGTGATGGCGTAAGTGCAGTGTATGACAGAAATGTAATACGCAATAAATTACAAGATATTACTGCACCTGAGGAAAACAGCAACGAATACGGTAGAAGTGTTTCTGCAAGTTTTAATAATACTATAATGGCAGTTGGCACACCTGATATTGATGACGGTAGAGTTTACATTTATACAAGAAGCAGTGATGCTATTCCGTTTACAGTTAAACAAACATTACAGCCTCAGCCTCAATATCATAGTAAAGGTGATTTTGGTAGCAGTGTTTCAATTACACCAAACGGACAATATTTGTATGTTGGTGCTCCTACTGCAAGTAATGTTAAATCAAGATACAAAGGTGCATTAGATCCTTTACAAGAATACCAGCAAGCTGATATTGTTAGCAGCAAAGGTGTGCTATGGCAGGCCTTAAGAACTGTGACAGTAGAAAGTAGCACAATTAATTTAGAAAGCCAGGACTGGCAGCGTGTAAACATGATTACAGCAGATCCGTCGGCAACTAATCTGGGATACAACGATCAAGGTGTTGTATACATTTACAAAAAATTAATAGATAATAGTTTTGAGCTAATAGATATTATATGCAGTAGTGCGCCTGGCGAAAATGAAAAGTTTGGACTTGGTATAAAAGCAGTTAGCCCAGGTGACTTTGATCATAGTTTATATGTAAGAAGTTTAGCCGATAATGGTAGAGTTTATATTATTAACAATCTCGGTGTCGATAATATAGAAGAATATGAATATAATATTGATCCTAGTTATAGAGGCGAATGGCAAACAATTGCAAAATACATCGAGAATGAAATTGTATACTACGACGGTGAACTATATCAAGCTAACCAAACAGTGTTTGCAGGCAATACTTTTGATACAGATTCTTGGAACCTTTTAGATACATTTGTAGATTACACTGGATACATAACTAGCGATCTAACTAGCACTACTGATCTTTACAACGAGGATAGTAGCGGATTTGGATTAGCAACAGATATTGGTGTCACATATGATATAAGTGCAAATGGCGAAGTAATTGCACTATCTGGTATTTTAGCCGGCGACGAATACAGAGTTGCAATTTACAGAAAAGAAAACAACAGGTATGTATTTGATCAAAACATTGATGGTCCAGTTGATGATGAATATTTTGGTTATAGTATTTCTTTAAATAGTGTAGGAAACAAACTTGCTATTGGTGCTCCTAATTCAAAAGATAAAGGCATTTTAAATGGTAAAGTTTATGTTTATAAACTAGCTAATCAGCAATTTGAATTAGATCAACAATTATATGCACCCGATGGTGAGAAAAACAATAGATTTGGTGTTTATGTAGTTTTAGATGATAACAGACTTGCTGTCACAAGTGAAAACGGCGATACTAATTTTGCATTAGAATTTGACAACGGAGAAACAATATTTGATAATGCAGCTACTAATATTGTAGATACTGTAGAAGATAATAACCAAGTTTATATGTTTGAAAATATAAGCAATAAATTAATCTACTCAGAAAAATTATATTCAAGTACTGACATCTCTGGAGCAAAAAATGCATACGGATATTTAAATAGAAATCATTTGTATGTTGTTGCTCCTGCACAGGACTTAACAAATATACTTGCAGATAGCACAAACAATAAAGGAATTATACAAGATTATAGATCAGATATTGGCAAAACTGCATGGACTATAAACAGCAGTGTAGATCCTTTTGTAGATTTAAGCAAAATCAAAGGCGTGTGGCTATATGATACTAAGACTAAAGATCTAATTAGTTATATAGATTATATTGATCCTATACAAGGACGTATTGCCGGGCCAGCAGAACAAGAATTAAGTTATAAACTGTATTATGATCCAGCAGTTTACAATACAGGATCAACTAACACAGGTGATAAAGATTTATGGTCAACTAATTATGTTGGAAAATTGTGGTGGAATCTTACTACTGTAAGGTGGTATAATCCATACACTGGAGATATCCAGTACAAAACAAATAATTGGAACCAGTTAATTCCAGGATATGATGTTGACATTTATGAATGGGTTGAAAGCAACTACTTACCAAGCGAATGGGATAGTATTGCCGATACAACTGAAGGTTTATCAGAAGGTATAAGTGGTTTAAGTTTATACGGAGACGAAACATATACAATACAAAATTCTTATGATCCAATTACAGGTGTAGCAGCATCTAGATATTATTTCTGGGTAAAATCTAAAACAACTTTACCTAACACATACGGTAGAAAAATTTCAGCGTTAGATGTTGAAAACTTAATTAGAGATCCTGCAGGTCAGGGATATAGATTTGTAAACTTGTTTGATAGTAAAAACTTTGCCTTACACAATGTAAGAAATTTAATTAAAGACAAAGATACTGTATTACATATTGATTATTATACCACTGAAGATCGTGATGATAATATTCATAGTGAATATCATTTGTTAACTGAAGGGTTGGCAAGTAGTAAACCTAACAGCGATCTTGTTGCCAAGTGGGTAGATAGTTTAGTTGGTTATAACGAACAAAATATTCAGTTGCCTGATACTAGAGTTAGTATTGCAAGAAGATTTGGTATTTTAAACGAACCAAATCAAAGTATGTTTGTAAACAGAAAAGAAGCACTAAAACAAATAATCGAAAGAGTAAACGGAATCTTAAACGAATATGTGGTTGTTGACGAATTTGATATTTCTCCTTTATTGCAAGCTGATCCAGCTCCTAGCAAGTTTAGTAATCTTTGGGATACAGAAATAGACAGTGAATCTTTATTAAGATTTATAGGTACTGCAAAAATTTCTCAAGCAGTTCTTACACCTACTATTGTTGATGGCAGAATTACAGAAGTTTCAATTACTAATTCGGGTAGAGGCTATATTGATAGCAATTATACCACAGGTAGTACAAGACATGGTCCTACAGTCACAATCGAAGGCACAGGTACAGATGCTGAATTAAAAACTTATATTAACAACTTAGGTCAGATTGTAGATGTAGAAATAGTAAACAGTGGTAAAAATTATTTAGATAACACAGTGTTGATTGTACGTCCGTTTAGTGTGCTTGTTAAAAACGACAGTGACATTGGCGGGTTCTGGGCAGTATACAATTGGATTAGTAGTACAGGCGAATGGTTTAGAAATCAAATACAAGACTACGATGTTAGTCTTTATTGGGATTATAAAGATTGGTATGCTGAAGGCTACAATGCAGAAACTGCAATCAACTTTATTATACCAGGTGCTTATGCACTAGAAGCAACACCAGATAGAATTGGTAGTGTAGTAAAAATTGAAACAATCGGAACTGGTGGTTGGTTATTACTAGAAAAAATTGACAATCAACAAAATGTTGACTACACTGTAAACTACAAAAGTATAGGTAGGCAAAATGGTACAATTTGTTTAAGTAGCCAATTGTATCAAAATGAAAGTGTTGGTTATGACAAGCAAATTTACGATACAAGTTTTTATGATAGAGAACCAAGTGAAGAAATTAAAATCATTCTTAAAGCAATTGAAGAAAACTTATTTGTTGATCAATTAGAAGTAGAATGGAATAAACTTTTCTTTAGTAGTGTTCGTTATGCAATAAGCGAGCAAGTAGATGTTGATTGGATATTCAAATCTAGCTTTGTCACTGCTAAACACAATGTTGGAGAATTGCAACAAAAAATAACATATCAAAATGATAACTTACCTAATTATCAAGAGTATATAAATGAAGTAAAACCATTTAGTGCAAAGGTTCGTGAATATATAAGTGCATATGAAAAAGTAGATCCTACTCAAACAAATGTCACTGACTTTGATTTACCTCCTAGTTATGATTCAGAATTAGGCAAAGTTGTTCCATCGGCAATACAGTTTGTTAACAATCAACTTGTAAATGTTCCTACAAGTGTATTAACATATCCTAATCGTAATTGGTATGACAACGTTGGCTTTGAAATAAAAGAATTTGTTATTTTTGACGGCGGTAGCGGCTATACTAATACTGCAAACGTCACTGTTAGTGGCGGCGGTGGTCCTACATTAGAAGGATCGGCATACTTAGGCGGCAACACTATTAACTTTATCGAAGTTGATACTGTAGGTGCAAAATACTTTAACACACCTACTGTCACAATAAACGGAAGTTTAAATGAAGACGGTAGAGAAGCAATTGTGTATGCAATTATAGGAAATAACCTTGTGCGCAATACGCACATGCGTATGAAGTTTGATAGAGTGACTGGTAGTTATTTGTTTACTACATTAGACGAAACAGAAACATTCTTAGGCAATGGCGGCTCAACAGACTTTAACTTAAAATGGCCTCTAAGCACTCGTTCTGCTGATTTAACTATTACAGTAGGCGGAGTAGAACAATTAATCAGTGATTACACTTCGTCAAATGAACTTGATAAAACAAGAAGTTTTGAAAGATACAAAGGTAAAATTTCTTTTACAACAGCACCAGCAAACAATGCAGAAGTTGTAATTAATTATAAAAAGTCTACAGACTTACTTACAGCAGCAGACAGAATTAATTTCTTCTACAATCCAACTACAGGTATGCCAGGCAAAGACTTAGCACAACTTATGGATGGCATTGATTACAGTGGTGTGCAAATGGATAGTATTGACTTCGGTGAAAGCCTAGGTTGGGACCTACAAGGTTTTGGCGTAGACTTTGATTCATATGATACTGCTAACGAAGATGAAATTATTGTTTTAGATGGTAGTACACAAACTGTAAGTCTATCCACAGAATTAGAAGCCGGAGTTGTTTATAACGTATACTTAAACAATGTAAGAATAGATGATCCTAGTTATCCTCTACCTGGCACAAATCCAAATGCTAAAATGGTATCGCCTGTAGGTGATGGTATTACAAAGAATGTTTTCTTAGATAGCGATGTGATTACAACGCAAATGGACGATGTTGTTATAGTGCGTAAGAGCACAAGTGACGGATCGTTTACTCCAGAAAGCACAGCATTTGATGTAAGTTTAAGAGGCGGTACATTTGAAAATACTTCGGCACTTGGTATCGATCCGGCAGAAATTACTGTTGACGGCGATGGATTTGTCACAGAAACAACATCAAAAGGCCCAGAAGAACAAGTTCCAGGACAAGTACTTGACACATTAGATATGACAATATATAATAGAGTTAGCCAAGGTCAGGGTATTATTGCTGTAAGGAATTATATTACAGACGGAAATACACTAAACTGGAATTTTGACTTATTTCCACAGACTGAAAAAACAATTATAGTGACCATAGATGGTGAGGTAATTCCAAACAGCGACCTAGTAGTAGATTATGAAAACAAATACATTGCATTAGGTGATAGTACAGTAATAGAAGCTGGCAAGAATCTTAGTATTTTAAGTATAGGAACTAACGGTGTTGATATTATCGATAGTGATAATATTATATCAACAGGTAATTCAAGAACTTTTGAATTACCTATTAGATTTACAACAGAACAAAGTACATTTGTCACACTAAACGGTGTAAAACAAGAACCAGCCACACAGTATGGTTATGATACAAATGACGCTGGTTTTGGTGTAATTGAATTTCCTACTGCACCGAGTGCAAATACTGTAATTGGGTATACTGTTTATAGTGCAAACATAAATCAATTTAGCGAAATGGTAATTGATAAAACAATGACTGTAGACGGCGACAATCGTGTTCATAGATTTGATAATGATGTTGCTTTACCGTTTGTTAAAAAACCATACTCGCATAACATACTTGTACAGCGTTCTAAAGGAAGTAAATTCTTAAATCCAGGGTATAGAAAATCTTACATAATGACTATACAACGTGATTATGATATCGATGCTTGGCAGTTTGAAGACACAACACTAGTGAATAGTAGCGATGTTGTAATATACCTAAATGGAGAAGTCTTAGCAGAAACATTATGGAATTATGATCCACTGAATGGCCGTGTAGAAATACTATCCAATAATATCGGTTTGCCAGGAGATTTACTAGAAATTTTCATAATTAGAGATGCTGAATATTTCTTCTTTAATACAATAGCAGTTGTCAAAGGAGGTAGTGCTCTTGCACAAATTCCTCAAGGTACAGATGTAGCATTTGCACTAACTGACGATAGTACAGTTGTAAATGCAAGAGTTGAAAGTTTTAAATACAGCGGCGAAAATGATGCTATAATTGAACTTCAAGGCTATGTAAGAGATTTATTTGATTTAAAGAGTACTGATTCTACACCTGCAATGATTGCAGGAGACGACAGCACACAGAATTTAGAAATTGAAGAAGTTAGATTACAAGAAACAGATGTTCTTTGTTTACTAGAAACTCCTGAAGATTGGGAAACAGTAGATATCTATACATTTAGTAATCACGATATAAATGAACTTGAAAGAAACAGTTATGATGTAGTTTGGAATACTAACCAAGCACCAGAAGGAACACAAGAATATATTGATAAAAACTTGTTGAGTACTGGATATGTAAAATTACAAAAACCTGCAATAAGTGCAAATTATGTTTGGGTGTTTAAAAATGGCATTATACTTGTACCACAAAAAGATTATAAGATTGTAGATAAAAAAGACGGAGTTCAAATGTATGAAAAGGTTGATCCAAATGATACAATTGATGTACTACAATTTGCAGCACCTGTTAGTAAGCCAAAATTTGGATATAGAATATTTAAAGATATGCTCAATAGATTCCATTACAAGCGTCTTAACAAAGACAACGAGTATGAATTACAGCAGCCATTAAATTACTATGATCAAACAATTCAATTAAAAGATGCAACAGGTATTCAATCTCCAAACAGAGCAATTGGTTTACCGGGTGTAGTTTATATTGACAAAGAGCGTATTGAGTATTTTGCGGTTGACAACAACCAGCTACGTCAAATTCGTAGAGGTACATTAGGCACAGGTATTAAAGAAACATACGCTGTGAATACAAAAGTAATCGGACAAGGCATAGAAGAAAATATTCCTTACAAAGATGAAATATATAAAACAAAATATGTAGGTGATAGTAGTACAAAACAATTCTTGTTAGATTGGATACCTACTAGCGTTAATGAATTTGATGTTTATTTAGGCGGTATAAAATTACGCAAAGATGTAATAACATCGTTTGATCCTACAAAAGATCAAGACTCACCAGAAGGCGATATTACAATTGCACCTGAATATACAATGGAAACCATTATATTTGGTGAAGCTACAGTGACAGCAATTTATCTTGCAGATTATCTTAATCCCCCTGCAGATGGAACTTTAGTTGAAGTTGTAAGAAAAACAGGCAGAGTTTGGTCAGAACAAGGCAAAACAATTGCAGATAGCGAAAATCAAATATGCAAATTTATAACAGACAAAACAATATCGCTACCACGATAAATACACTATAGGAACGGAACAAAAACAATGATTAATGAACAAAGTGGTGTACACATTGAAGGACATATAAAAATACACAATCCAGATTCTGGACACGTATTTATAAACAAGCGTAATGCTATTCATTATGAAAATATGAGTATCAGCCTTGCAGAAAGTTTAGGTAATGCCGGCGAAGGATTTATCTACGAAATGGCGTTTGGAAATGGAGGTACTAGTGTTGATCCAACAGGTATTATAACATACTTAACACCAAACTCAACAGGAACAAATGCAAGTTTGTATAACCAAACATATTCAAAAGTTGTTGACGACCGTTCTGTTAACAACGTTGATCCGCAGCGTAATAAAATTGAAACACGACATGTGACTGGTACAAATTATACAGATATTGTAGTTAGTGCATTACTTGATTATGGCGAGCCAGATGGGCAAGATGCATTTGATACTGCTGCTGATACTGAACAACAGTTTGTTTTTGACGAACTAGGATTAGTTGGATATTCACCTAGTGGATCAGGACGATTGCTTACACACGTAATTTTCCATCCTGTGCAAAAATCACTTAACAGATTAATACAAATTGATTATACTGTAAGAGTCCAAAGTTTAAGTGGGGGTAATACCTAATGCCATACAATATTCCGTTTACTGATGAAGCAAACAAAGGCAACATTACAGTAGAAGATCAAAGCATTAATACTGAAACTAGTGTAAAATTACCAGGCAGACTAACAACCGACTATGGCCAAAGTGTTAATGAAAACTTTTTACATTTGCTAGAAAATTTTGCTAATGCTAATCCTCCTGCTAATCCAGTTGAAGGACAGTTATGGTACGATACAACACAAGAAATAGATCAATTAAAAATATACGATGGTACAAACTGGGTAGCAGCAGGCGGTCTTAAAAAAGGAAGTTTTGAACCAGAATTAACAAATAGTGTCAAAGGCGACCTTTGGGTAAACACTAGCACTAGTCAACTTTATTTGTACACAGGCAGCGGCTGGTTGCTTATAGGTCCTAACTATAGCGACGGCAACAAAAGCGGAGCATTAGTTGAAGAAATAGTTGATACAGCTAGTAATATTAGAACAGTTATTATTAATTATATTGAAGATATTCCTGTCACAATTTACACTAGAATTGAGTTTTCTCCAAAGACACCTTTTGCAGGATATAGTAGCTCAACGCCATTTAAAGTAGGGATAAATTTTAACAAAAGTTTAAATGATGCAAAATTTAATGGTACAGCAAATTTAGCAGAAAATTTATTAATTAGCGGTGCAACTATACCTGCATCCAACTTTATGCGAAATAATATTGTAAACCAAGTTAGTGAAAAACTACAAATTAAAGCTAACCAAGGTATTGAAGTAGGAAATGCAAAAACAATTAGTATGCTAGTTGAAGGAAACAACGGTATACTTGAAAATACAATACCTGGAGCACCTTTAGATTTCCGTGTAAATAATAATGGTACATTTGTAGTTCCATTTAGAATAAAAAGCAATACAAATATTGGTGTAAACAATTTAAATCCTACAGAAAGTTTAGATGTAGTTGGTAATATAAAAACTGATAGTACAGTTATTGTAAACGGAACAACAGAAAGCAACAACCCAACTACTGGTGCTTTAAAAGTTGCTGGCGGAATTGGTGTTGCAAAAAACATAAATGTAGGCGGTAATGCTGTAGTTGATGGAAATATTACACTAGCTAACTTGCTTCCAGATATTGCAAATACTAGAAATATAGGTTCAACTGTTTTACCATTTGACACATTATTTGCAAATAGAATTACAGGAAATTTAACAGGTAATGTGACAGGTAATGTAAGTGGAACAGCAGGCAGTACAGCCAAATTAAATAGTGCTACTACATTTTCAATGACAGGACAAATTACTAGTAATAGTTTTGTATTTGATGGACAGACAGGCGGTAGTACAAAATCTTTTGGAACACAGGCTGCTCCTGCAATTATTTCAGATCAGACAACAGCTACTAGTGTAAACAGAGCAACAGACGAAGTTTTAATTAACCAAGGCGGCGTACTAGCAAAAGCAACACCTGATCAACTAATTGGTAGTATTGACACAATGCCAGTAGGTACAATTATCATGTTCGGTGGTCCAACAGCACCTACAGGATGGTTTATTTGCGATGGCGATGAATACGATAGAACAACATATACAGAATTAGCTGATGCGTTAGGATTTAATCCTGCAAACAGTAGCACATGGTATTATGGAAATCCAGCAACAACTGGCTTTTTTAGAGTTCCTGATTTAAGAGGACAATTACCATTAATGTCAACTGATCCTACATTGTCAGGAAGGGCATTATCAGCAAGTGCAATAACAACTGGAAACTTGGGTAGTACCGGCGGTAGCACCGACGTAACTATTCAACAAGAAAACTTACCAGAACACAAACATGACTTAGAAGACGGCGACGGCAACCAGTATTATGCAGCTACAACAGCAACCTACACAGGAACAGATAGTGTACCAACCAATGGTGATATATCTGGAGCAGGAACAAGACTAGAAACAAGTGGTGGTGTTATTGATTTACAAAATACGCCAGTGAATGTTGTTAACCCGTTCTTGGCATTGAACTTTATTATATATCACGGAGTAACAGCATAATGGCCTATAAATTAAATAAAACAGACGGATCATTATTAGTAGAACTAGTAGATGGAAGACTGGATACTACATCCGCAGATATAAATCTAATAGGCAAAAATTATCAAGGATTTGGAGAAAGTATAAATGAAAACTTTATCAAAATGCTTGAAAACTTTTCAAACACAACTGCTCCTAGCAAACCAATCGAAGGGCAACTTTGGTATGACAGAGCAACTGCTAGATTAAAAGTATATGACGGTATTACATTTAGAAGTACAGATAGTACAATTTATAGTTCTACTCAACCAGATGAACTTATTGAAGGCGATATATGGATTGACGGATCAAAAGACCAAGTGTTCTTTTGGAACGGAACAGAAACAGTATTAGTAGGTCCTCAATTTACAAAAACACAATCACGTACAGGCGATGTTATCGAAACACTCAAAGATACACTTGGACAAAATAAAACAGTAATTAAAAAGTATATAAATGGAAGTTTAATTGCAATTGAATCAAAAGAAAACTTTACTCCTTTTCCGAGTATTGCAGGATTTACAAGTTTAAAAACTGGTTTTAACATTAATTCAGGATTTGGAACTTATACATTTTTAGGTGCTGCTGATAGTGCAAAACAACTTATCGATGATTTAGGAAATGTATATGATCAAAGTAGTTTCCTAAGTTCAAACAACAACAGTACTACAACAGGTAGTATTAGTATTAAAGATGATAACGGCTTATTCCTTGGCGATGATTTTGATTTAAATATTAGACAAGACGGCACAATTACCAACTTAAAAATGCAAAAAACAAATCAAGACTTTAAAATTGCATTTAATGGTAGCAACGATATTGCACAAAGTGTATATTTTGATAGTAGTGAGCAACGTGTAGGTTTTTTCCAAAGTGCGTTGCCTGCTTATACAGTTGATATTGCAGGAGACTTGCGTGTCACAGGAAACATCTTAGTCGAAGGCGACAGTGTTAGTTTAGATGTTGCAAAATTGCGTGTTGAAGATCACAGAATCGAGCTTGCAATTCAAGACGATAGTACACTAATTAGTGAAGCAGACCTAGCAGGTCTTGAAGCAGCAAACGGACCAGCAGGAATTGTAATTAGAGTAAGCGGCGATGACAAAGAATGGGCATTCAGAACAGGAACCAACCGCTGGACAAGTTCGCATGGCATTGCATTAGAATCAGCATTTGACAGCTATCATATTGAAAATACAAATGTATTATCATTGGATACATTAGGTAGCACGATTGTAAATAGTGAACTTAGGAATGTAGGAAAATTAGTTAATCTAACAGTTGGACCTGAAGGTGGCGAAACAATGACCATCACAGAAAACACAATTTCAACTACTACTGGCTTGCAAATTACAAGTGTTGAAGACATTGAACTTACTAATCCAAAAAGAATTAAAAATGTTTTAGAACCTGCTGATCCTACTGACGTAGCACATAAAAAATATGTTGACGAAGCTGTTGAAGCAACACCAGTTGTTATGGGTGTAGATATTACTAATTTAGGAACAACATACAATCCTGGAGCATACGGCGACGGAACATGTGATGACGGACTAATAGTAAAAATTGCAACTATGTTGGCAGAAATATCAACACCTACTACAGCAAGAAATGGAACTGTAGCAAAGATTCATGCTTACTATTATGATGCAACCACAGATCCAATTGATGTACAAGGCGGCATTGCTAAAACATTAATTGCAGTAGACAGCGCAGGTGTGCAAAACGTCAATGTTATAGGTGACTTTGCAATTAGCGACCCAACAGCGACAGTGACTCTTACAGTCACAAGGCGTGTAATAACAATAGAAATATCAAGCGGCCTTTGGGACGTGAATACCGGCGTTATTAGCACATCATCAGTATAACGATAAATAACATAAGCGAGGAACAACAATAATGGCATATATTGTAAATAGATTTAACGGTACACAACTTACTGTTGTAGAAGATGGTACAATTGATCAAACCACTGATATTAAATTTGTGGGAAGAAATTATAGTGGATATGGTGAAGTTCAAAACGAAAACTATCTTCATTTACTAGAAAATTTTAGTGGCACTTCTGCACCAGTGAAAGCAATCGACGGACAAGTTTGGTACGATGCAAGCACTACAAAATTAAAATTTTACACAGGCAGTGCCTGGAAAACAGCAGGCGGCACAGAAGTTAGCCCAAGTGAACCAATTGGTTTAGACGAAGGCGACTTATGGTGGAGTAGTACAAGTAATCAGTTATACGGCAAAACTGCTGCTGGTGAATTTATCCTTGTTGGTCCTCAGAGTGCTGGTAGTGGCACAACGCAAATGCTTAGTGTTAATGTATTAGATAATGCCGATAACGAAAAAACAATTATTGTTGCAATAATTAATGATGTAGCAGTTTATGTTATATCTAATGAAGAATTTACACTTGCTAATTTACAGCCAGATGGTGTTCCTACTTTAACTGGGTTTAGTTTAATAAAACGTGGTATGACACTAGTAAACAGTGCAACAGGTTTAACGCAAAATAATGTAAATGAATATATCAGTGGTGCAAGCAATGAACCTATTATTTGGGGAACTGCAAACGATGCGCTTAGACTAGGCGGCACACTTTACAGCGATTATTTAAAGAGAACCGATTCTATTACCTTTGGAGATGCTGGATTTACAGTAGGTGACAGTAATGACTTAAGAATTAAAATTGAATCAGACAATCAAGCAAAGTTTGAAAACCGCGGACCTAAAATTGTATTTGAAGCAAGTCAAGCAGGCGAAGATCCAACAGCTATTGTTAGTGTAAGAAATGTAGTCGGCGAGATTAAAGGATTGTATCCTGAAGCAGATGGCGTATACAACATTGGTAGTACAAGTGAAAGATTTGCAGAAATTCATTCAACAACTTTTGTAGGTAATGCAACAAAAGCTTCTACAGTAGACGTTGCCGGTACAGGGCGTAGTGCAAGCACAGCAGCAACAGCAAATACTGTTGCAGTAAGAGATGCAAACGCAGATTTAACAGCAAGATTTTTTAATGGTACTGCTACAAAAGCACAGTATGCAGATTTAGCAGAAAAATATACAACTTCAGAAGAACATCCAGTTGGCACTGCAATGGCAGTTGCTCCTGAAAAGTTTAGCGAAGAACAGGAAGTAAGCGATGAAACTAGACCTGCAAGAAGTAGTGATTTAGCAATTGGAGTAATAAGTGAAAATCCGGCTTATTTGATGAACTCGGATATCGACGGACAAGCAATTGCATTAAGAGGTCGTGTTCCTGTAAGATGTACAGGTGCTATCAAAAAAGGCGAGCCTGTATATGCTTGGGAAGATGGAGTATGTACTACAACTGCAACTAGAGCATTAGTTGGAATAGCATTAGAAACAAATGTAGACGAAGGCGAAAAACTTGTCGAGTGTGTTATAAAAACATAATGTTAGGAGAATTATATGCCAGAAATTATTTCAGCAGCACGTTATAACGAATTACAAGGACGTATATCCGGCCTTTTAGGAGTAGGAAATTTAGATAAGGGATACAATCAAACTGTATCTTCTAATGCCGAGCCTGTGTTAACCGAAGCACAAGCACAGCATATAAATGCATTATATAACGATTTTGAAAAAGTTTTTGTTCATATAAATGGGACAACTCCTTCGGGGATTGCTACAGTCACTATCAACGATGAAATAACTGATGCATTGTATGCAGAATTTGAAAGTTTAATAACTGATTTAGAAGATGACAGGTTCATTTTACATCCATCGCAGGCTTCTGTTGAATCTGCAGGCGTAAACAGTATTAAGAATGGTGCAGCTAGTCAATGGGGCGGAACTTCAACTCCGCAACAGATTAATCATACAATTGATGTAGGGTTTTCTAGTGCAAACGAACGTAGAGCATTTTTTAATGCCGGCGGCCAAATTAGATTTAATGCTAGTATTGATATTACTAATGTTGGCGGCGCTAATTTAGCAAAAAATCAAGCATGGGAAGAAATGCTCACTAACAGTGGACAAGTACAGTTTGGAAGAGCAGCAACTACATCAACAGGAACCGGAATAGGTTATTCTATAGGCAATGAAGATTTAACATCTAGTTATCAAACAGTGTATCTAAAAGAAGGAGATCCTTCAGGTACATACGCTGAAAATAATTGGTTTGTTCAAGCAAAAGTAAAAAATAGTAGCACTATTACTTTCAACATTGTATTTTATGATCAAGATGTAGGCTCGGGCGGTGCAGATGAATATGTAGCAGGCGTGTTAACAAGTTCTGTGTCTCATATACGAGCTACTGGTATATATGTACAAAATGATGCTCCAGCGTATACAAAAACTAGCGAATTATGATTGACAAATATAAAGTTAAGCATTATAATGTTTAAAAGAGGATTTTAAATGGCCGTAGGAACACCGATATTAGCATCGCATTATAATGCAATAAGAGAGCTGGTCGCAGGCAGGCTTGGTAATGTTTCTGTATACAATGACTACGGCAGTTTGTCTACTCCTCTTACAACATCTGGAGGATACGGAAGAAATTTTAGTAGTGATCCTGTAATAGCTGCAACTGATACTGTCACAGAACAACAGCACTTAGATTTATGGCTTGATTTGCAAGCAGGATATAATCATTGTTTTTCTTCTTTATCGGGTGTAATAGATGCAAATCAAATGGAAAACACTGATCTTGTAGAATGGCAGCATAAATTAGATTTAGACACCTTAGCTGATAGTGTGCTTGCATTTAATCATGCTTCTACAGAATTTCCTGCAACTAGCTTTACAGGTTTAGAACCGTTAGAAACAGCCGGCGGTGCAAGTACATCGAGTACAAGAACAACTACATTCGGCGGTAGCAGCGATGCTGCAAAAATAATTACACACGAAGTCAGTGTTGATTTTGGAAGCCATGCTAATTTAATTTATTATCTTGCAGCAGGCGGAGAAATTTTATTTCAATCTTCTGCTACTAGTGGTACTACAGGAACTCCGTACACAAAGGATTGGGACTGGGCACAAGTATTAAGTGATGCCGGAACAGTACGTTTTCGCAGACGTAATCAAACTGATTGGATATGCGAAGCAATTGCACCAGGAAGTGGAACAGGATATAGTTCGGCAAATATTGGCAGCGGTGGCACTTGGACTAAAATATTCGAAAAGCAAGGCGGCGGCAGAGCTGGCGGTAATACAGGTGTTATTCCAGTAGAACAAATTTATGACGATAACTTTTTTAGAATTTATGCTAGAACAAATACTGCATTTTCTACAGCTACTAAATTAGAATTTAAAATTGAATTAGATGACGGCGATACCGGAACAGGTGGCCAGCAAGCAGACGGCTTTATTGGTCCAAAAACTGACGAAAGTGTGACAGCTAATATTACTAGCACTGTGTATACAAAAACACCTTCTAGTACGTTTTTATACGGCGGCATTATTTACAATGGCATTGTATTAGATACACCAACTGGAACAAAAGATTCCGACTTTTAATTGACAAAATCTTAAAAATACTATATACTAAGTGCAAAGGAGTATAGTATGGACGAACGGCTACAAAAAGCATTAGATCACAGCAATTATATGGTCACGTTAAACAATCAGAAAAGATTATTAGCTGCGCAGTATAAAGAAAATCTTGTATATTATTACAATGGTGGGCAATTTACAGTGACACAGGAACTTGTAAGTTTTTGTCAGAGTCTAGTTGCAATGGATCAATCAAGTACAATTTTAATTGATGACAATGAGTTGCCTATTACAGTTGAAAATTTATCAACATTTGCAAATGAAATTTATACAAAATATTTTGAAGCTGCAAACAAGTATTTTATGGAATACAACAAATTGAAAAAAAGCAGAAGCGTAGAAAGTATTGTTAGTTTATGACAAAAGGTGTTCTGTTATTTGCAAACAATAACAAATCAATAGATTATGTAAAGCAAGCTGTTTTCCTTGCTAAACGTATACGCAAGTATATGAATTTGCCTACTAGCATTGTGACATCTACTGAACTCACCGACGAACAAGAAAGTTGTTTTGATAAGGTGATAGCACATGCTATTAATGAAAATAAGACTACAAACAAAAGACATCACGACGGCGATATGTATAATAAAATAACTAGATTTTATAATTACAATCGTGCTGATGCATATGATATATCTCCTTACGATGAAACAATTGTAATGGATACTGATTTTATTATTAGTAATGATATTTTAAATAATTGTTTTGTACAGCAAAAAGATCTTTTGCTATACAATGATGCAACACACGTTGGTATACATAATGGTACCAGTGAATTTAAAAGAATAAGTGATACTGGTGTAGATTTTTATTGGGCTACTGTATTCTTTTTTAAGAAGACAAACGAAACAAAAATTTTCTTTGATTTAATAAAACATATATCAAAAAACTATATGCATTATAGAAGCATGTATCAGTTTCGCACAACAGTATTTAGGAATGATTTTGCATTTAGTATTGCAATCCATATTATGAACGGTTATCAAGCGGGCGAATTTGCAGGAAAATTACCAGGTACTAAATTCTTTAGTATAGACAAAGATGTACTAATAGATATAGTTGATGACGAAATAAAAATACTAGTACAAAAACAAAGCCGATTAGGTGAGTATACCGCTGTAAATTTAAAAGGCAGTAATTGTCATGTTATGAATAAATTTAGTTTGGAGAGAATTATTGACAACAAATAATTTTACAATGCTTGCTCAAAATAGTGACTTTGATTATATTAGACAAGCCTACCTTGCAGCAATGAGTATCAAAGCAACTAATAAAAATAGTAATACATGTTTAATTACAAACGACCCTGTTCCTACAAAATACAAACAAGTTTTTGATCATGTAGTTGAAATACCATGGGGCGATCATGCACAAGAAGAAAACTGGAAGGTAAGTAATAGATGGAAAATATACCATGCAGTTCCTTATAAAGAAACATTAGTAATTGATACTGATATGTTAGTGTTAGACGATCTTTCTTTATGGTTTGATTTTTTAAAAACATACGATCTATTTTATACAACTAATGTCACAACTTACCGGGGTGAAACAATTCCTGCAGACTCTTTTTATAGACAACGTTTTTATAAAAACAATCTGCCAAATTTATACAATGGATGCCACTATTTTAAAAAGAGTGATATGGCACACGAATTTAACAACTGGTTAGAAATAATTACAAATAATTGGCAACAATTTTACAAACAAGTTGATAATCAATTCAAGCATTTGCCACATCCAAGTATGGACATTACTGCATCTATAGCAACAATGATTATGGATAACTTGCATCTTATTACTAATGAAAAAACAAAGTATCCGAGTTTTGTACATATGAAATCAAGATGCCAAAACTGGGAAGAGCAATTTGCTTATAGATGGCAAGATAGATTAGGCGTATATATAGACGATGATTTACAATTAAAAATTGGAAATTATAAACAATCAGGTGTTTTTCATTATACTGAAAAAGATTTTGTCACAAACAAACTAGTCAAAAAGTACGAAAAATATTTAGGAATATAAAATGAATCTAAAAAGATATGTATGTTTTGAAGACGATGGAACAATCTATAAAGTCACTAATAAGCCAGATGAACGATTCAAAAACTTAGAGTTAGACTTTGCAGAAGTTGAAGACTTTATCACTGGTAAATTAAGTTTGTTAGAACATAAAGTTGAATTTGATTTTTTAGAGAAAAAATATAGTATCAAAAGTTTAAAACAAGTCGACGATGAAAAACTTATGTGGGCATTTTTGTATGAAATTCCAAAAGAAAAACCTGATGAAAATCAAATTATTATAACTAAAGATAATATCAAGAAATGTTGGAGAGTTAAAGTTGATGAAAAATTTGCACAAGGCTTACAACAACAAAATATAGAAATTAATTTACAAAATTATTATTTTAGTGTGACAAAAAAAGATGATCCTAACGTGCTGTATAAGTTATTACAATTTCCAGATAGTTTAGAAGTTGCGTTTGAAAATGATTTTGAGTTTGACAATGAAGAAGTTTCCGTATATACTATGCGTAGATTCGATACTTATCATTATGAGGAAGTAAATGACTAATACTTTTAGAGTAGTAGACTATGATGTAATTTATCTAAGCTACGATGAGCCTAATGCAGAAAAAAACTTTGCCGATTTAGTCAGCAAATGTCCTTGGGCAGAACATGTTAAAGGAGTCAAAGGCAGTGATAGCGCACACAAAGCAGCGGCAGAAAGATCCACAACAGATCGATTTATTACTGTAGATGCAGATAACATTATAAACGCAGACTTTTTAAATCAGGCAATTGATTTTAATACTGATACTGATCTTACAAACAAAGTTATTAGTTGGACTGCACTTAACACTATCAATAATCTTACATACGGAAATGGCGGCATCAAGTGCTGGCCTAAACAACATGTATTAAACATGCGTACACACGAAAATGCGCCAGATGATAACCCACATGCACAAGTAGATTTTTGCTGGGACACACAATACATCCAGATGAATGGAACTTTTAGCACTATTATGAATAATGCTACACCTCATCAAGCATGGCGTGCTGGATTTAGAGAAGGTGTTAAAATGGCACTGGATCAAGGCATGCGTGTTAGTGTAGAGGACTTTCATAAAAATCACTGGAAGAACTTGCACCGTTTGTAT